TCAGGTTATACAAAACCTAGTATCAATATTTAGAGGCTTTGCTTACTGGCAAGCTGGAGTAGTGTCTTTTGCGGCAGATGCTAGTGGTAGTGTGGTGCATCAATTTACACAAGCAGACATAGAAGAGGGTTCTTTTACGTATAGTAGAAGTGGATTAAAGTCTAGAAAAACTGTAGCAGTAGTGAGTTATCTTAATCCTTTAGATTTTTACAAAAAAGCTGTAGAAGTGGTAGAAGACCCAATTGGACTGGCTAAATGGGGCGTTAGAGAATTAGAAATAGACGCTATAGCATGTAGCTCTAGAGGACAAGCTAGACGAGCAGGTGTTGCAGCACTTTTAACTAATAGAATGGAGCAAGAATCTGTAACTTTTAAAGCTAGAGCCTTTGCAGCTTACGTAAAACCAGGTGACTTAATACGTATATACGATTCTAAAAGAACAGCTGCTAGATATGCGGGCATTATTAAATCTGCAACTCAAAATTCAGTAACACTAGATAGTCCAGTAGATTTAGCAGCTGGTACAACTTATAAAATTACAGTAACAACTAGTAAGTTAGTAATACCACAAATAGAGCAAGGTGCTAACTTGTCTGATCCTGCACAAAAACAGAAATTAAGATTTGAGGTTAAAGAAGCAGAAATTATGACCAGTGGTAATAATCTAACTACTGTATTTTTAGCAGGAGCAGGCTTTGGTAATAATAGTGCTGATGTTCCGCCACCAGAGTCTAATTGGATAATTCAAGGTGGCACATTGTCTAATACAATTTATAGAGTAATTAACCGGACTCCAGTACAAGATTCTATAGAAGGTATGCACGAAATACTAGCAGTAGAGTATAATAGTAGCAAGTATAATTTAATCGATGGAATGAGTTTATTATAATGACATGGGAATTTGATCCACTACCAGAAAGAATAGCTGCACCAACACCAAGTTTAGGAGTTACAAATATAAAAACTTCGCGTAGGTATATACCTACACTTACCGCAGCTGTTGCGCAAAATTCAGTTAAGTTATATAATTTAGATGTAAATTGGGATGCTCCAACTATTACACAAGACGGAATTACCACCAAAAGCCCATGGACTATCGGTTATGATCTAGAAGTTAAAAGTGGAGAGAATCAAGAGTGGAATTTACGCACAAGAGTAAAAGATACTTTTATGACTTTTCCTAATATCGCTTTTTCAACTTATTTTGTGCGCATAAGAACAGTTGTATTTGGTGGTACTACCTCTGATTGGGTTGAGTCTTTTGCACAAGGTGTTTCAGGTGCATTAGTATTTTCTGATAGAAGTAATTCGTTAATATTTGCTATAGATTTTTAGATGTTTGAAAGGATTTCCGAAACCAGAAATCTGTGCTACAATAACATTGTACCGCAGTTCGGGCGGGATTACTTGGTGTCCAAGTAGAAAGACTCTCTTAACCGGGAGTAAGCAGAAAGGTGACAATCTGTATAGATGTGCCGGAAAATCAAATGGCACACCATCAAATAGGGAACAGGAGATTAATATGGCTTCAATTGCTTATGTAGACGGAACGGGTAACGTTAGGCAAAGGGATATAACTGCAAGCAGTGCAGGTACAACAGCTAGTCCAGATGTTTTTACGGTTTCTGTAGTCAACACAGAATTGAGTGCTGTTGGACTACAAGCAGATACCGCAGCCACTAGTAATACTGGCTCTTTTAGCCTTATATCTTTGTTTAAACGGTTTTTAAATGCCTTTACTAGACCGGCTATAGTTTACAGCAATGCAACTTTAGCCAATACTACTGGAACAGATATTGTAGCTGCGCCAGTAACGTCAAACACTGCTGTATATATAACGCATTTAATCTTTCAAAATATTGACGCTACTACAACTACTATAAACGTTAGGTCTGGAACTACTACAATATTAAGTATTGTGTTACCGCAAAACAGCGTTTATAGCGTAACTTTTCCAGAAAGGCGAGAGTTAGCACTAACCGCTAACACAGCCTTTAATCTACAAGCTACAACCGCTAATGCTATAGTATATTCAGTCGGATATTATACGGGAGCGGCATAATGACACAATCATATTGGCTACCAACATTAGAATTAAGTCCGCTTTGGAATGTGAGTCAGCGCACATTTTTACCTAGACTGACCACGCAATTAGGAGATAACTACACTCAAGTTCAAAACAAAGGGTTGGAGCCAATATCGGAATGGGATGTTAGCAGTCCAGTAATGCCTAAAAGTCAATTAGACACTTTATTAATTAACTTACGTAATTACGTTAATACTAACTTTCTGTGGTCACCTACTGGACAAAATTTAAAACAATGTTCTTTAGTAAGCGATTGGACTGTTACGCCTAGCGGTGTGTTTAACGGGCAGGTATATTCGTCTGTATCTAATAAAATTGTTACTAGCAAGATTAGAAATAATTTGGCAGTACCACGAACAGATGTCTCTCTAGTTACTGATTTAACAGTATGGTTTCAGTTTGCGTATTTTTCTAGTATTACAAATACGACTACATGCGTATTTTATGTCATTAGATACGGAAATACGTCTCAACGATTAATTCCATGGTTTGTTACTGGAAGTCAAATTAACGGAGCTACAAAAGCAGTTGCTAGTGATTTTCAAGGCAATGCGTTTCCAAGCGGATTTATCAATTTTCCGCAAGGTCAAAATACATTATTTGATGCCATAGAAATTGCATTAGTAGGTGACAAAACTATTTTTACAGACCCAACAGCCACACTTAGTAAAAAAGCATTTGAACTAAGCATTTATAATAACGTAAATCCGCCACTATCTATATTGTTTATATGATTACCACAGAAACCAAAGAAACTATAAAAACCGAATGCCAGAAAACTCCCAAACAAGAGTCTTGTGGATTAGTGCTGCTATATAATGAACAAGAGTTGGTTATACCATGTTTAAACGCTGCCGAAAATCCTACCGAGAGTTTTGTTATTAGCCCAGACGAAGTAGACTCTATTTTAGATACACACGAAGATGCAATCATTAAAGCGGTTTATCATTCACACTGGAGCGATACGCAACCTAGCATATTAGGTGCTATAGACATTGCCAACAGTAAAGCATCTAAAACGGCTTATTTGTTATATCACACTGAGTTTGATGGGTGGGACGGGTTTGACCCTAGCAATTTATATCCTTTTCCGTTAGTGCCAAATAAATACAGTCCAAAAGATTTAGACTACTACTTAAAGTGGCCTTTTGCGTACAACCGGTCAGATTGTTATTCTTTGTTTAGGGCTTATTATGGCTATTATTTAGGTATAGAGATACCAGAATTTGTAAGAGGTGTAGCAGTGGAGGAAACCTTGTCACCAGACTGGGATTTATTTGAAAATAACTTTAGTAAAGCTGGATTTAGGAAACTAGAATACGACGAACCAATACAGAATAATGACGCAATTTTAATGAATTTACAAGGTACTCAAACTCATCATGTTGCTATAATGGTAGACAGTAAAACCAGTAAATCTTTACACACAATAGGAGGTAAGCGACTTAGCGAATTGTTTGTCTATCAAGGTGAATATTGGAAATCTGTGACACGCTACGTATGCAGACATAAGGAGTTTGAAAATTATGGAGAATCTAGAGTCGATACTAGAGACAATGGAACAATGCAGTTTAAGTTTTTACGATTATGAAGAAAACGATTATCAGTTACAAGATATTTTAATTAGTTGCTGTACAGAAGATTGCAAAAAACTTACTGATAACTATGAGTTACTATTTGAAATAATATTAGAAAATTACGAATTTGTAAAAACAGTAAAAATTTTATCAACAGAACACGAAGATTGGTTTATTACATTTGAGGTAAACATACTAGAAAACGGGCAGGAAATAGTAGAAGAGATAGAAAACACAAAAGAAATCAAAGAAAACATATTTAAAAAACGTAAAAAAATTGAAAGAAAAAGTAAAATTAATTTAATTTGGATTGCAATTGCTGAACATTTCTATAGCATAATTACCACTATTCTAGATATATTATATGATTAATCTACTTAGTTTAAATCCAGACAGCTTTGTTGAGCTATACGAGTTCTATAAATTTTATTGGAATACAAGCAACCCCGGAACTAACAAATGGGATGACAATACAGTTATTAGGATATGTAACTTTGTTAAAGAAGATAATAGCATACCTGGGCTATCTTTTGAAAATAATTTGTATTATGCGTTAGGTATACAAGGAGAAGGGTTTGACCTAATAGGACAAGGTGCTGTACCAACTCCAACAATAACCGTAAGCAACGTTGGTGGTATTTTAACTAGTTGGCTTAGAGAAACACGTATTAACGATAATTACAGACTAGAAGGCACTTACGTAAAGCGTCGTGTTACTCAAAAACGATTTTTAGACGGAGAATCTAATGCTGGAGATAGCATAAAAGAGCTACCTTTCCAGGTATACGTAATTGAGCAACTACAAGAAGAAAATTACCAAACAGTAAAATTTAAGCTAACTACACCTTTCGATACAGACGGAATTACTTTACCGGCTAGAATAATGTCGCGCAGCTGTCCCTGGATATATCACGGTGGAGAATGTGGATATCCACTAGAAGCACAAAAATACGACATAAACAATAAAACAACTGACGACGCAGCTAAAGATATATGCGCTAAAACACTTAAAGCATGTGAAACAAGATTTGGACAATTTAAGACGTTACCGTTTGGTGGATTTCCAGGACTCAATACTTATTCTTAGCACACTAATATATAATACTACTTTAAAAAATTCAGTACAAAATCAATTAAATAACCCTTGACAACACTTAATCAATTAAGTTATTAATTAGTTAAGCATTTTAGCAATGCTGTAGAATGTTAAAAATTAGCATTGCTGTAGAAAAAGGAGGATTAATGACAGAGCAGGCGAATTACTCGCCTTTTGATGTAGACCATAATTTATGTATTGACAATATATGGTGTAAATTAAAAAACACAACTTTTTTTGATTTACTTGTGCATGATGTTGTTACTAGTAGAGAACACTGGGCAGTGCTACTAAAAATTGATAGAAACACTATCAGAAATTGGGAACATAACATTATTAAACAAATACCGTGTTTATATAATGATTATTTTCAAGATAACCCCAGAAGCTCTAACATTGACCATTACCAACGATTCTTAATTGCTTTAATAACCTGCATAAAAGAATACGAAGGATTTAAAAAGGGTAGTGACAAAATTGTAGTATCATTACTACGAAAAAACACTAAAAATGTAAGACGAAGTGTATTTAAGGAGATGTTGAAATATGTATAAACGAAATGAATTGCACGAGTTATTTAATGAAGACAATGGAATAATAGACCAGGCAATTAATTTGTATCACAACAAATATGGAAATTGTGATTTTGACAATGATAGCTTTCCGGATAATATTGCGGAAAAATTAGATGAGTTTTTTACAGCTGCTAAAAGTTTAAATGGAATTGCATTAAAAGCAATTGACTCTAACAAAAATATAGAGTCAGTAGCGCAAAGTAACAACAAAGCTACTCAGTTTAAAGAATTTACAGAAATTTTAGGAACACAAGGTGTAACTGTTTTGTTAGCAAGTGTAGCTGTACAAAAAGGAGTAAATCTTGCGCAATTAGCTCACGATTTAACGGTGCAAAGTTATCAACAAACTGCTGCTCAACTGAACAAAAGTTTTGTAGAGCAGGAGCAAGAAGACAATGAATGGCTTAAAACTTTTGGAAATTCTGGAGAAAAACAACGTAAATTTATGACTAGTCTAGGAGTTCCAGATTTGGATGCAGAGGCTTTTGCTGATTTAATTGAATTTGAATTACAAAAGGTTAGAAATAGCATTTCTGCAACACAATACAACAGAACCAAAACAATTGATATAGGGGCAAAGTATGGTATTTGATAAAGTCGAAGCAGTCATAATGGGAATTATTGGATTAGCAGTAGTTGGGTCTTTAAGTAATGTTGGTAAAACATTTAATCAATTTGATGAGCTTAAAACTAAAAACCTGCAATCTACTAATACTATTAATTTGTTAAACCAAGAAGAAAAAAGCCTTCAACAACAGGCAAAAGTTGCTAATAACCGTTATAAAACTGGTTGTTTAGTATTAGTAAAAGGAACTCATCCTAATTTGTTTTACTCTAATTTAGCTGTAGGAGAAATACCTACCGATAGACACACAAATAAACCTTTGGTACAGGGTACTATTGTTTGTGACTCTCAAGGAGCTACAGCAGTGATTCAAGGAGATGGTAGTATTGGGTCTTTAGCCGTAACTAACAATAGAAGCGTAATAGAGTCTCGATTAAAAACTTTTAGGGGCGGAATGTTTAGCCAACCAGTAACATCAAAATGAAACAAACAATGCCAGTTAGATCCAAGTGGATTTGGATAGATTACCTTTATTTTCTTTTAATTTTGTTAGGAATATATTTTGCCTTTCTTAATATAGTTCCTTATGAAAGAGTTATAGCTGCTTTATCTGCAACAATGCAAGATACTTTATGGATTAATGTTTTTTCCAATGTTCCTATAATTAAGGATATTGCAGGATTTATTGGTAAAACAGCTATTTGGGTAATGGGCGCTATCACGTGGGCTGTTATTCAAATAATTGAAACTCTACCAATTGTTATCTTTTCTGATGATTTGCTGTTAGAAACCATTATCCGTTCGGGTGGTAAAAACAAATTTGACATCAATGATAACGATGATCCAATCATGAAAGCAGCTAAAAAAATTTATAACCGACTTCCTTTAGCTGTAATCAGAAACCTTAAATACGCTCAGATTTTTACCTACGTATTTGATTTTATGTTGGTAATTACCATATACCCTCCAATTCAAGGTGGTTTAGCGGATTTTTTATTTGCTATAGCAACTGGAAATTATGCTGTAATTAATGGATTAAATTTTGCACTTAGTATAATTACTTTGTTTGCATGCGAGATAATCGCTCTTTTAATAATTTACAGCAACAAATTGGTTCTTTTGTATAAACAAAGTAGAGGTTTAATTTAAATGGACAAAATGATAGAGTATCAAAAGCAAGCATTGCGGGCTGACAATGGAAACTTACAGTATAAGATAATTTTTGGATTAGGAGCAGCTGTTGTAATGGCATCAGCCACTACTCCAGTAGTCGGATTAGCTATTGCTGTTTTGGTATTCTATCGTTGTGTCAAAAATGCTAAATCTAGTGGACGTAGCTATGAATCAATTATTCAAGGAGAATGCATAGCTCACGCTTTAGAAGGAGATGATTTTAAAGAATATTCAAGAGAAATTGGTTACCAAAAAACTAAAGAGGAAATAGAGGAAGCGTTTAGAAGAAACTTACCATTTTCAAAAGCAGCATGGGAGTTTTACCGGTCTATCAAACCTAGGGTTTTACCACCTGAAACTCCAGAAAAAAACATAGAAAGAAAGTTTAGCTCAGAATTCAAAAAAATAGAATTACCAGCTGAACAAAACAGCGAACAAAAAACTCAAGAGTTTTTTTTTGATTCAACATTAGACCAAAAACAACAAGTTAGTGAATTTAATTTGTTAGACCAAATTGCTGCGCCAGTTTCTAATTTATTTGTATTAGGAGTTGGCGGTAGCGGAAAAGGAATTTTAATATCAAATGCTTTAAGAAAGGCAAAACAATTTGACCCTTTCTTAAAAGTATTTGTAATAGATCCAAAAGGCAATGAAAATGAAGCTGGATATTGGAGTGCAGCAGATTTAATATTAAAAAATCAAGTGGCAAACATGACATCAGAAGAAGTTATAACTTGGTTAGATAGCTGTTTAAACCAATATCAATCCTTTGCAACAGAGCAGGAAATAAACGGAAATAGAGTATTATTAATTATTGATGAATTATTAATACTTGGGCATTACTCTAAAGAACAAAAATACACAAGAATTGGTAGTTTAATTATTTCAATTGCTTCATTAGGTGACGTGTCTGGTAGAAAGCTATGGTTAATCACTCAAACACCTTATGTAGGTGCTGTAGGGTTAAATCTTAGTCAAACCTCTCAAATTCCTTGGATTACTTTAGTTGGAGAAAGCAACCAATTAAGACAATGGGGTAAAGCATTGCCAATTCCTCCAATTAGTTTAGAAGAGCTAGAAAAACTTAGACAAGAATCTCCAGTACAAAGAGCATATTGCTTTCAAGAAAAATGGTTGCCAATGCCTAAACTAACTAACTACTCTGGCATTGACAGAGACCTTAAAAAACAAAGTATTTATGTTACTCAAAAAGTATGGGAAAATGTTAAAAACAATCCTATATTTAAAGCATGGGAACAAGCATTATTAAACTCAGAAGTTAATAATGTTAAAGAATTTATAGAATTAAATAAGTTTAATAACTCTATAGGAGAATTACTCAATACTTATTTAATTCCATTTAACATTCAATTGTCTAAAAAATTCCAAAAAACAACTAAGTTAATCAACAAATAACTATTTAAACAAAGATTTAGACCATTGAACCTTTTTACTAAAAGGAGGTAGTTGCATGTCTAAATCTTGAAGGGTCTCCAAAGACAATTTACGAAAATCTTGAAAAAATTCAGCATGCCTTTGCTTGTGAATTCGCTCATCAAAATCCTTACCAGTACACCCCTCCATAACGTTATCTCTCAGCTTTAAAAACAATCTACCTATCAACTTCTCCTTTTGAGCTTCCAGAGAGTTGTCTTTACCAGGCTGAATTAGCCTTTGGTCTAATCGATTTAAATCTTCTGCCTGCTTAAGCTTTTCTCGATACATTTCCAAAAACTGTAAAGGCGTAGGTAAATGCGTACAAACACTAGAAACATAAACACAAGTAACAAGTAAATACTTGTCTGGTATATTAGATAATGTTTCTACCCAAGCCATCAATACTAAGTCTTTAAACTTAGTTTCAAACCTAATTTCAAGGTTCTGTAAAACGCGTCGTAGCTCTGGACGTAAATCAGATTTATCTTGGTCGTCACTGTGTCCATTAAGTTGATATTGCATAATCGTTTTCTAATAACTAACAACTAGAATAACATAGTTAGTTACAAGTGTCAATAACTAAAATCGAAGTAAATTCCTCAACTCACCCATTTGATCCATAGTCTGTTTTAATTGATTTTTTTGCTCAGCGTACTCTATTTCCTGAGAAACACTTTCAAAACCGGAACCAAGATTCTTAGAGCCTTGCCATTGAGTAACCAATGCAGTTAATGATTCCCATTTCTCTGGATTACGCTCCATAGATTTAATGTAATTCATTCCATAAGCGTCATCTTTCTTTTTAGAACCCCTAGAATGTAATGCATTAAGCCAACAAACAAACTTAAAATCTATATCATTAGGAGCGTAGTTGCAAATACGTCCAGATTTTCTATAAGACTCAATAATAGGCAGCATGCCTTCCACAGCCGCCCACTCTTGTAACTGAAAAGGATTAAAATTGCTCACCCCGTGATACCAAGCGGTTCGATAACTTTCCACCCTCTTCAATACGTCTTCACTATAAGGATTAACTGATTGCCCGTAACTGACTAATCCACTAGGTTTAACAGATAAGCCAGATTGGCTGTTTTTTGGCGCTAGAACGCCGTCATTTTCCTGTTTAATATCTTCCGTCATTACACTACCTCCTAAGCCTGTTTTAGGCAAATTATTAACTGTTGCTTCAACGGTCACTGTATCATCCACTGGTTTTACTCTTTCGCTTTTCAACTTGATTGGTTTAAGCGCGGGGGATTCGTCCTGTGGAGTTTGAGGAATGTTGGATACCAAGGAAAAATTATTGTTTACTTCTTGGTTGTTGTCCAAACCAGTCTCACCCTTAATTAAGGGGGTAGGGGGATTCTTCTCTTTCTTCTTTCTTTCTTTATTATTTAAAGTTTTATTATTTAGTATATCAAATCTGATAGGGGTAGGTATATCAGATTTGATGGGCTGCGCAGTTTCCGGAACGTCATTTTCGATAGGGGCTAAATTAATTTCAAAACCCACTTGACAATCTATAGCGTCAGTGTTATTATTAATTTGTGGCGCGGTTTTAGTCTGCCTGCGCCACGCTGCATAATCTTTGTCTATACGCTCTGCCGCCATTGCGTATATTCTATCGACATCCTCCGTCAAAGGAGTAGGTTGAACAGTTTTTGGGAGAGCTGGTTTAACCTGCTCCTTTTTAATTTTTTGTTTAGCAGATTGTTGTATGTTAGCAATATCATTAGCGGTTGCCCACTGCTCTATAGGGTTGATATCGTAAACAACAGTACGACCAGGTAATTCTTGTACTACCTTAATAATATTAGACTCCAATAATATGCGTATAGACCGACGCACTATAGATAATGCAATCTTTGTTCCTTTTGCAATATTTTTTAAAGATTCAAAGCATCCATTACCGCCACCTATGCGGCTATATATGCGACCCAACACCCTATAAACTTCTGGGAGTAGTTCTAAATCTTCTAGGAATCGGGAGACAAACATAGCTCCCTTTGAGATAGTCTGCATAGTGGTATATATCGAAAGAATGACAATAAGCAAAATATAACACATTTTTTACCTTTGTCAAGAGTTGAATAAAAGATTTTTTTATGTTATCTTTGTGTACAGTGTTTTTGTTATTGGAGTAGTTGCTGGTAATGATTAAGAATGATAAATGGATTTTACAGCAATGTAGTAGAGGCATGATTTCTCCTTATGAATCATCACTTGTGCGTAGGTATAAGAGGGGCAGTGATGAATTAAGTTGTATTAGTTACGGTGTATCTTCTTATGGTTATGACATTAGGCTGTCACCAAAAGAGTTTAAGGTATTTAAACGTATACCTGCATTAGTAATAAATCCTAAAAGTTTTAATGACAAAAGTTTAGAGGTTGTAGATTTACAGTCTGACCAGTGGGGTGATTATTTTGTTATTCCGGCTAATTCTTATGGATTAGGTGTGTCTTTAGAGAAGATAGTGATGCCTGTAAATGTTACTGCAATATGTATTGGCAAAAGCACGTATGCCAGGGTTGGTATAATAGCTAATTTAACACCTGTTGAAGCTGCTTGGTCTGGTTATTTAACGTTAGAGTTCAGTAATTCGTCTAGCGCAGATTGTCGTATATATGCAAATGAGGGGGTGGCGCAGTTGTTGTTTTTTGAAGGTGATATGTGTAGAACTAGTTATCAGGATAGGCTAGGTAAATACCAAAATCAATTGGAGCAGATTACATTACCGGTTGTTTAGTTGTTTATAATTTCATCAATTTTTTGTAGTATTTCTTGGATTTTTTGAGTATTTACTGGGCAAGTAAAATGACATTGAGTTTTTTCTAATAAAATAAATCCTGTGTATTTTTTATTAATTAAATAGATTGCATAGGATTTAATTTTTCTATGTTTTAACCATGCAGTGTTTATAAATCCTTTAGTGTAATTATTATATATTGCTAACACTCTATCTTGTTTTATTAAGTTGTTTATTTCTAAACTGACAAAAGAATAATTATATTTATTTTCTTCTAAGATTGCTTTTTCTGTGCTATAATCAATAAAGCTATAAAATGTTTTAGCGTAAATAAACTTATTTTTTTTATGAAAATTATCTAACATAAAAAAAGTTATACGATTAAATCCGTTTTGACTTAACTCTTTAAAATAATTTTGTATAATAGCTTCTTCTTCTACATCAATTTCTGGCAAATGGGAATGAGTTATGGCTTCCAGTTTAGAAAGTATAACAAAAAGCTGGTTTTTAAATTTAAAAAATAGCCAGGCAAAGATGGTGGAGGCTATGACTGGTATTAAATCTACCAAAAGTCCAATAGCTACCTGCGTTGCCACTTCAAAATAAGGAGAGTTTTGTTGTTGCGATGGTTCGATTTTAGCTATATAGCTTTTCATAATTATATCCTCCTTATTAATATAGTTGACTATTTTCTAGGTAAAATTCCTCCTTGTCTTTGCTGTCTTTGGATTTCTGTTAATACAGCGCTTTGTATTGCGTTACGTAATTGAATTGGGTCTATATTAGATTCATCTTTACCACTATTTGATTCTATGGTAATTGGTATATTAAATGTATTTTCAGGTTTTTGACTGTTATTAGCTTCTCCGTTATTTATAGGTGGTGCTACATAGCCACCGTTTACGTAATTCATAGTTTGATGATATTGTCTTTCTGCTGGAGATACCATACCGCCATTTGCATAAGCTAATACTCTGCTATCCATGGGAGATACCATACCACCATTAGCGTAGTTTAATACTTTGCTATCCATGGGAGATACCATACCGCCATTAGCGTAGTTTAATACTTTGCTATCCATGGGAGATACCATACCGCCATTAGCGTAGTTTAATACTTTATTTAATTGTAATTCCTCAAACCTTTTATTTTGATTAACTGTTAACACTCGTTCGCCTGGAGTTAATACTGCTAATACAGGCTGCATACCACCGTTTAACGAACGCTCTTTAGTAAATGCTGCGTTTAACGAGTTAAGAGCGCTATCAACTACTGTTTTTAATTCATTACTAAGGTCTCTAGCTTCTCCAGTTACTGCATCTACATCCATTACTAAATCATTTTGTGTTCCGTTACGCAATTGAACTGAGTCTACATTAGATTCATCTTTACTACTATTTAATTCTATGGTAGTTGGTATATTAGGTGTGTTTTTAGGTTTTTCGTTATTTATAGTTTGATGATATTGTCTTTCTGTTGGAGACACTATGCCGCCATTAGCGTAGTTTAATACTTTATTTAATTGTAATTCCTCAAACCTTTTATTTTGACTAACTGTTAACACTCGTTCGCCTGGAGTTAATACTGCTAATACAGGTTGTATACCACCGTTTAACGAACGCTCTTTAGTAAATGCTGCGTCTATAGATGGTACTAATCCACCTTCTGCATAGTTTGTTATAACACCACCTAATGCTTTGCCTCCTACTTTTGGTGTAAATAGCCCAACAAACCAGTTAAGAGCGCTATCAACTACTGTTTTTGTAGCTAATTGAATGATTGAGTTTAGAATAGCTTTAGTGACATTGTATAATACTCTTTCTAATCCTTTTAATTCATTACTAAGGTCTCTAGCTTCTCCAGTTACTGCATCTACACCCATTACTAAATCATTCATTACATAGGTGGATAGTTCGCTACCAATACTTTGTTTAGCTGTAACTACAATACTATCTTTTAATGTTGCTAAAAAATCTTTGTGCGCAAGATTAGCTGCTTCAATTGCTCTTGCATGATCTTGATTAATTTCAGTAGCTTGTTTTGTTTGTTCTTCTTGTGCCGTTTTAATTGCAGCGTCTTTAACGGCTGATGCTTGTTTTTCTTGAGTGGAATAAGTATCATCAATTCTACTAATTTCGTCAGTTTTATCAGCTTGATTAATTGGCTCATCAGTTGTATTTAGTTTTGCTATTTCATTGTCTCTAGCTTCTTGAAAAGCTTTTATAGCAGTTTCGTAGTTATGTATTGCTTGTTCGTTTAATAGTTTAAGTCTAAGAGCATTATCATCGTTTGCTTTATCTCTGTCAAAAGTTGCATTTTGTATAAGTCTATCACGCTTTATTGCATTTAGCTGAAATTCTGAAGTTAATCCTTGTAACTCTAACGATTGGATAGTTGCTTCAGATATAGTATTTTCTCTTGCTTGTGTTTTTTCATCTTCTGCTCTTTTACTTAAAGTAGACACCCTGCCTTTAAGGAGTTCTACCATCTCTGGACTCAATTTAATGTTTTCTAGTATTTTTAATGTTTCGCCTAATTCAACTAATTTTTGTTCTATTGAGTCTATTGGTAATCCAGCTAATTCCAAAACTTCTTTATTAGATCCTAGAACACCTATTTCATAGTTGATGCCTGATACTTCTTTTACTCTTCCTTTTTTTGCTTCTATTATAGCAGTGTTTGGGCTGTCTGCAATTAGTTGTTCAATGTCTTTTGTTGCTTCACTTATTTCTTTTGACCCTATATTAAAATTATACAATTCTTGTAGTCTTTTACTTGATAGATCAAGTCTTGCTTTTAATTTGTTGGCTTCAGTTGAATTTTCTTTAAGAGCCTGTAAATATGCTAGTCTTAACTGAGTATATTCTCTTATATTCTCTAAAAATGGAATATTTACAGTTAATATTGAGTCTAATTCAAGTTGTTCTTCTTTTGTTAAATTTCTTATTTGTTGTTTAATTTTTTCAAGATTATCTTTTCTAGTTTCAAATACTTGAATTTGAGCTTCAGTTGCACGTAACTGATCACCTAAATTAAGCGTAGTTAGTACGGTCTCTAGAAAATTTGGTAAATCACCTAGTGCTTTATCAATTAAAGGTTTTGCTAGTTTGTACTCTTCTTCTATCTTTTCTTTATCTGTTGTTGCTGTTTCTAATCCGCTTCTAACTTTTTCTAAAATCGGCTTAAGTCTGTTAATATAACTGCTTTTTGTTGTATCGTCAAGAGGAGAGTTTTGAATTTCTTGTATAGCATTGTTTATTCCTGTAATTAACTTATTGTAGCCTTCAATTTGTTTTCCTAATTCTTTTATTTGATCTGTAAACGTTGATTGTTGTTGTTTAATGTCAGCTTCTCTTTCAGCTTTGGTAATTGTTGCTTCTTCTCTATTGGTAAGATTTCCTGAAAGTTTTAGAAGGCTATTACGTGCTGCGGTTCTAGCTTTTGTAGCTTCATTTCTTTCTGAACCCGGGTTTGTGTTTCTTATATTATCAAATTGTATTCCAAAGTCTAGTATTAATGAGTCAAGTTTTGCTTGTTCTATTTGTCTATTTACTTCGTTTAGTTCTCTTATTGACTCTGAATTTGTCAAATCAATAGAAGGAGTTTTAGAAGAATTTGGAGGAGAAGTTTTAGAAGGAATTGATTGTTTGGAATTCCTAGAAACTTGTACAGCTTGATTACCAACAGGCAATCCGCCAGATGCTACAAGTTTAACTAATTGTGCATTGATTAAAACTGTTCCCACATTAAATGTCATTTGACGAGATGCATTAGAAGCCTGGCTAACCGTTTGAATACCTAATACACCTTGTCTAGAATTATTAGGTTTTGGGAAAAGACCTGAAAAATCTATTGGGGGTATAACTGGAAGGACTACAGGGGTTGCCTTGGGTGTAGTAGCTCCTGGGATTGTTGTGGGTGTAGTAGCTCCTGGGATTGTTGTGGGTGTATTAGCTACAGGGGTTGTTATGGGTGTAGTAGTTACAGGAATTGCTTTGCGTGTATTAGCTCCTGGGATTGTAGGGTTTACAGGATTTTGGTTATTAGTGTTTCCAGGGTTTACAAGGTTTCTAGGGTTTACA